CATGACATGCATATTATCATCAGCAGTGATGGTGACTTTCAGCAGCTGGTGGCAGAACACTGTTGGATTTACAACGGTATTGCTGGACTGCTTTATACCCATACTGGCATTTATGATCGTGATGGCAAAATTGCCAAAAACAATCGTGGTGAAGAACTGGCAGTGCCTGATCCCGAATGGCTGCTTTTTGAAAAATGCATGCGGGGTGATGATGGTGACAATGTCATGAGTGCATATCCCGGCGTCCGCAAAAAGAAGCTCCTGGAAGCTTATGGTGATAGACACAATCGTGGTTACACATGGAACAATCTCATGTTGAGTAAATGGGTTGATCACAACGATCAAGAACATCGAGTTCGCGATGATTACGAGCGCAATCGACTGCTGATTGATCTAGATGCTCAGCCACAGGATCTCAAGGAAAAATGGGACGAAACTATTCGCACAAGCATTATTCAACAGCCGCGAACACAAGTGGGCATCAAGCTCATGAGGTTTTGCAACACACATGGGCTAGTCAGGGTGGAAAAGTATCATCAGGAATATGCCCCGTGCTTTAGCAGCCTATATACAGGAAACTTGATTAAAGACCTTGCATGTAGTGAATAGCTTCTATGTTGGTTCAGGTTTCTCCAAGTCTTGGTCTATATGCCTGGCGTGTGGAAGTTGATGAATCAGCGAGCTGGGAGTTACATGAAAAATGGAAGCAATGGTTAGCTGAGTATTTTTCCACCAGCGAGTATTTTGTAGCGGCGATCAATGTGGTTTATTTTAAAACTCGAGAAAATGCCATGTTTTTTTCTTTGACTTGGAACTAATGAGCAAGCCCTGGAATCTCACGCCACCGTGGCCCCACAACTGCGCTTTGCCTGACAGCGAGCGCTTGGTGCGGTATAATCTGGCTCCCCAAATACGCGACTGGTGTGAAACGCAAACACAAGGTCAGTATTGGTGGGAGCCAGGCAGTCCGAACATTTACTTTGAGTTCCCTCAAGATTGCATGATGTTTCAAATGCGCTGGCGTTGACACATGCTGCGTGATACGCTAAGTTAGTGATATGAAAAACAAGCTGGTATTACATCCCCTAACTGACAACAGTTGGCTGGCATGGCAGGGTGACACACGGCGGGCCCTGGTCGTGCAAACGGCTGATCATCTACTATGGGTCACCCTGCAGGGTTCACAACAGTTTCCCGATCAGCAACAACTGGAAACTCACTTGGGTGTGGAACTCTTGGTTGCAGAAGTAGAAGAAATTGTGGAGCCAGATCAAACTCAACAGCAAGTTCAAGGCTTGCCGGTCAAGCACTGGCCAGTGTTCAACACAGTTACAGAACCTGTCGTTACATATACTAAATCCACTACCAGTGCTGTGCAATATGCAGCAGGATATTGGGCTTTTTTGTTTGCAGCAGGTTGGACAGGCAGTTGGTGCCCCAAGATACAAACACTTGCTGATTACCAACACATTGGACCTTTTTCCAGCAAGCTGGAAATGCAAACAGCCATAAACACCAAAAACCGAGAGTAGCACATGGACATTCAACCTATTCGAGATTTCCAAAACAGCTATAAAGCCGCTCGTGATAGCAACAGTCGTGAAATCCGACTCAGTGTAAATCAAGCACAACGCCTACACGACAGCATCAGTGAGGTTCTAGCGGAAACAGTCAAGTTGCAGAACGATACCATTCTGCTGCAAAGTCAGCTGACTGATGCATTGAAAAATCCCAAAATGGATTGGAATGGAGGTAAGTTTTGAACCTTGTTTATCGCAAATGTGATAACAGCTTGATTTCTGACATGCTGCCGGGATTCTTGCATTTAGATCGCGGCAGTTGGGTAGCGGGCGGCGCTGCCCGATGCTTGTGGTTCTCCCAGGAATCACGTCTCATGAGCACAGCTAGTGATGGCTACAAGCAAGACATAGATGTGTTTTGTAAAACCCTTGAACAGCAACAGGAGATCAAGGCATATGTGCAAAATCGGTATTTGTCATCAAAAAAACATTTTTACCTAGACGATCCCCAAATAGATTTTTTGAAATCTCCTGATGTTTATACCTCCAACAATGCTACTACATTTCGCAACTGTAGGAAAACTCCCAATGAGTTTTACAGCTTGCAAATAATTAAACGGTGTCAGGAATCTCTTACTGAGCTGCTGGATAGTTTTGATTTTTACAACTGTCAGTTTGCCACAAATGGAATTTGGATGGTAGCCAGCAAGGCAGCTATTGCCAGTTGGGAAAACAACACCATCATGGTAAACGAGCAATATCAGGGTGAAATAAAAATTGCCCGTATTTTAAAGTATTGCATTTATGGTTTAAATCCCACACGTGAGTTATGGCAAGATATCTTGAACAAAAGTCTAGCAACACGCACATCTGGATGGAATTATGACTACGCAGCTTGACCAAGCTCGCATGCAAAGCTTGCTATGCGATTATGTAATATGCGTGCCACGAGATAATGTTGCTTGTTTTGCAGGAGTGGCATTGCCCTACCAGGATTTGGGAATATTCCTAATTTGGGTGATATCCGGTGCAAAAGTTTATCAACAAGCTTATCTGCAACAAAATCGACATGAACTTTTAGCAGAACTTAATCCACAATGGGAAAACATCCGGGGTAGCGATTTGGTTTGGAAAATCTATAAAACCATGGGTCAGAAAGTTCAAGCCATGAACGATCAACAGGTCTTAAATTTGTGCAACATGTTGTGGCCCGATGACCAACAACTTGCCTAATCTCCCCCTGCACTGGGAATCAAAATTGGATTTTGTTCAGTGGTTAATGACTGAAAAGTCACTTGGCGAAGTTGCACATTTTCCATTGGATCATCGTCAAGCTCAGAATTTCCTGTTTGCTAATACACGTGAAGAAAAATGGCAACTAACGGCCGGCGGAACAGTGTGGATGGAGAGAAAATTTGCAAGTTGGAAGCTACAGTTTCCTCATGATTTATCAACCAATAACGTGCTACGCCTTGTAAAATGTTTCCCCAGCCAACCTTTTTATCTCACATGGGCGCGGAGTCAGCTTACAAGTGTTGATGTTTTTGATCCTCGTATCAACATGGAATGGCAACTGATGGATTATGATATCCATAAATGGTTGGATTTCCGAAAAACCAGTTGACGTGCCTACATCTTCATGCTATACAGAGTATATTATCAACAAGCAAGGACAGAGATACTACAATGGCTCGAGCAGCTACACGTAACAATCAAATGATTGAAACTATTTCCATTACCCCCAACCGACTGCAACATGCAATCCGTCATTGCATTTCACGTCGTCGTCCATTAATGGTATGGGGTCCACCAGGTATTGGCAAAAGCGACATTGTGGCGTATGTTGCTCGTGAACTTGGTCGTCCACTTATTGATATTCGGCTACCACTGCTTGAGCCCACAGACATGCGTGGTATCCCCTATCTAGCAGAAGTCAAAGTTTACAACGAGCAAGGCGAACTGCTGCGCGATGAACTGGGTGTGCCAGTAACAGATCGTGAGTTCCGCTGGAGCCCTCCCAGCGATCTACCCACCGACAAGCTGAGCAATGCTCTGGTATTTTTTGATGAAATCTCTGCTGCCCCGCCCAGCGTGCAGGCTGCAACATATCAGATCATTCTCAACCGTCGTATTGGCAGCTATCAGCTTCCCGACAACGTGGTAATGGTAGCAGCTGGCAATCGTGTGCGTGACAAAGGTGTTGCCTACAACATGCCCACTCCGCTGGCCAATCGTTTCAGCCACGTAACACTGGAACCCAACATTGATGACTGGAAGGACTGGGCCATCCGTAACAAGATCCATCGCGATGTTGTGGGTTATCTTAGCTTTCAGCCTCAAGATCTCATGAACTTCAACCCCAGCAACGACAGCTATGCGTTTGCTACACCGCGTACTTGGTACTTTGTAAGCGATCTACTGCAAGAGCCCGACGGTCGTGATGCACAACTGGATGGTGAAACACTGAGTGATCTAGTGCGTGGAACTGTGGGTGATGCTGCTGGCACCAAGTTTCTCAGCTATCGACGCAGTGCAAGCACACTTCCCAATGCGCGAGACATTCTCGATGGTAAAGTCAAGTCGCTCAAGAACATCAGCCCAGATGTCATGCACGCCCTGGTGATTGCACTGTGTTACGAGCTGTTTGCCAGCAACGCTCGGGCTCGTGCAGCAGTAGCAAATGGTGGAAAAGATGCACTGAAAACTTGGCATACAAATGATGTTGACACTTTTTTCCGCTTCATGATGGACAACCTTCCTCCGGAAATGTGTGTGTTTGGCGGAAAAACACTGCTGAATAACGAAAATGGCATCCAAGTGCATGGCATGATGTTGAAAACTTGGGCAGAGTTTACTGATCGATTCCTGGAACTAATGCCCAGCCGCAACTGACAAAAAAAGGGCGCCTAGTGCGCCCTTTTTTACCTATTGACAAATGTCAGTTATGTTTTATCATTTAGCTTGAAATCGTGAGGATGTCATGGACGACACAGAGAAGAAAATTACCAAAGCCAAAATCAAACTGTTTTTTGAACATCCGTTTTTTGGCAATCTAACCATGGGCATGAAACTGCTGGACAGCACTGACAGTGGTTGGTGTCCCACAGCAGCAACTGATGGGCGCAACATCTACTACAATCGTAACTTTTTTCAAAATCTAAATCCCAACGAAGTAATTTTCGTTCTGTGTCATGAGATTCTGCATGTGGCATTTGATCATCTTGGTCGCCGCAATCATCGTGATCCAGGATATTGGAACATGGCAAACGATTATGTTATCAATGCCATGCTCATGAAGGAAAAAATTGGCACAATGCCCACCAAGCCAGTAGAGGATCCTGCTGCCAAAGCTCGTGGTGAAACCCATCAGCGTGTGGGGCTTTATGATGCTCGTTATGATGGTTGGTATAGCGAAAAGATCTATGAAGATCTACAAAAGCGCAAAGTGGAAAAAAAGCTAACTCTGGATGTGCATCTTGAGCTTGGTGATGATGCCAAAAACGGACAGGGAAAAGACCAGCCAGGCACATCAGGTCCCGGCGTGGAAATCAGTGCAGAAGACCTGCGCAAGATTCGAGAAGAAATGCGTGGGCGAGTGATCACCGCAGCACAAAGCGCTCAAGCAGCTGGCAAACTGCCTGCAAGCATTGCTCGTTTGGTGAACGAACTAACTGAGCCTGTGATTAACTGGCGTGAACTTCTAGCGCAAAATATTCAAAGCTGTCTAACTGACGATTTCACTTTCCAACGTCCCAATCGCCGGCACATGTATAGCGGGGTATTTCTACCCTCTCTCAAGAAAGATGAAACTGTTGATGTAACAGTGGCTATCGACATGAGTGGCAGTATCAGTGACAAAATGGCACAAGAGTTTCTCAGTGAAGTTTGGGGTATTGCCAACAGTTATGCTGATTTCCGTATCAGTGTTCTGTGTTTTGATACACAGGTTTACAATTTCCAAGTGTTTACTCCTGATACTGTTGATGATCTCTTGTCCTATGAGTGCAAGGGCGGCGGAGGAACAGATTTCATGGCATTTTGGAACTATTGGCGTGAAAACGACATTGAGCCCAAAAAAGCTGTGATTTTCACAGACGGCTATCCTGGGGGTGAATGGGGTCCTAGCAACTACGCTGATACACTTTGGATTATCACCGAGGGTAGGCATACCAAGATTGTCCCCCCGTTTGGGGAATACGCTTATTTTGAAGCACAACAAGGTGTTGTGGAAGTCGGCACCGTATAACGAGGAATAACATGTCAGCAGAATTTAATCATCAACTACAAGAACTCACTGTGCGCCTGTGCAGTGTGATTGCCGAAAAGCTTGCTTATGTAAGCCAAAATCTCGAGGGCGCGGAACGACTGCGGGTAACTCGCATGATTGAAGATGACTTGCCCACTGTGGTAAGCAATACAATTGCAAAAACTCTCAGTCTCCACAGCGCCAAAGGTGTGGAATGGCTGGAACAGAATCTTGACAGCATGGCAGAAACTTATTGTAGGAAGTTCATGGGACGGGAGTAGGTTTATGACATCATACCCCCGGCAACATGTTGTGTTCCGACCTTACGATGGTCTTTTAGAATCTGATCAACAGCTGGAGCATAAATCATACGATATCCCTGCTAGGCGGTTTTACATGATGACTCCTCGGGGATACGAAAGGCCAGTTTGGCAAGGCATGGAAGACAAGATTGCTCCTATTGCTGAAGTTTTAGCTATATTGGAATCAGGTAGTCCTGAAGACTGGGAACAGCATTTATCTCATGCATGTAGTCTATACATGAGTAATAGCAAGTCCCACAAGGCTAGTTGGGTTCGAGACGTTGATCATGAGAATGTGGAAGTTTACAAGGCCTATAAAAACTGGCGCATGTTGAAAGCCATGTATCAACGTTAGTTAATACCTATGCAAAAATGTATAGCTGGTTTGTTCTAGCTATACATTTCTTGCATACCTAGCTCGTTTCATCAGCGTTTGATATCCTAGAAACATGTGTTAAATATGTTTTGTGTGCAGTGCAGCATAAAAAAAAGGAACTAAAGATGATTGCAATTCTACGAGACTATCTTTCACTTATCTCTGTTAAAGACAAAATCAACAACCAGCTTACTGGAAATCGCGACGTGCATGAATACTTCCGTGCGGAATACAAGCGCAATCCTGCTGCTGCGTTTGAATACTGGCAAAGCACTGGAAAGTTTAACTTTAACTGATAAAGATCAACCCCTTAACTGGGGTTGTTTTTTTGACAGTGCAGTCAATCTCCTGTAATATAGTCAGGGAGATAAAAATATGACAATAGATTTAAACCGTTATCAAGATTTCGTAGCTGCTGTTACCAGTGAGCCCAGTAACAACCTGCAAGCTCTTATTGCCCGATTGCAAGCTCTTGTTGTTGCTGAGCCTCGTTTCAATCCCAGCCTGTTGCTTACTGCGACTGTGGGCATGGCAAGTGAAGGTGGCGAAATGGCAGAAATCGTGAAAAAGGTAGTATGGCAGGGTAAACCCTGGAATGACGACGTGAAGTTTCACTTGCAGAGGGAATTAGGTGATGTGATTTGGTATTGGGTCAACGCCTG